AAAGACCACTTTTGTTCTGTGATAATAAACACAGGAAGGATACCCTTCTTCTGTGCGTCAACCGCAGCCTTTACTAATGCAGTAGTCTTACCTGTATCCGAGTGACCCAAGAACATATTGATATGCCCCATAGCCGGACCTGGTACACCTACCGCATCCAAAAATTCAGAACCCAAGTCGTAAAACTTCTGAGGTTTGAATTTAGCAGAAGAAGAGAACTTCTTCTTTATGTCTTTAAAACTATTCTTTTTAATTGCCATTGTATTTCTGTTTTTTCGTTACGAAAACTTCGTAACGAACTTTTCGTCATGAAAAAGATGGGAGAGCATTACACCCTCCCATCTGTAGGTTTTGGTTTTTAGAAAGGAAGGTCCTCATCAACCTCCATCTCTGCTTGGGGGTCCTTAGTTTGTTCCTTAACAGTTTCCTGTTTAGGTGTAGAACCTCCAATTGTTTCTGTAGTGTCGTCACCATATACGAACTTCTTAAGTTCAGAGTCCCATACAGGTGTTTCACCACGAGCGACAGCTTCCAAGTATTCTGTAGGTCGCTGAGCGTATACATCACTCCAAGACATCTCATCTTCCATCCACTCCTTCATCAAATCTGAGTCTTCACTCAAAGGACATGGGTCGTCATACATGATGGTCTGAACGATGGTGTACTCAATACCTGAGTTAGTCTTAGATTTTGCCAACTCAATAATCAAATCACGACCTTCGTTAGCATCGGTGATATCACCTTTTGCTCTCCAAATCGGAATGATTTTATCAAGGATACCTTCTTGTTTGTAGTTATCCTTAAACCGCCAAAACTTAACTCCATCTTCTTCATTGTCGCGGTCAACAAGTTTTACAATGTAGAATTTACGAGGACGATATTGCATCGCGAGCTTCTTATCAGACTCTTTACCCGTTGACATCAGCTCTTCATAGACCTCAGTCAAAGGTGAACGCTCACCATCGTTTTTACCTGGGTCGTAGAGCTTAACCCATTTTCCGTCAACTTGGACTTCGTGGAACCATACCTCCTTAAATGGTGATGAACCATCTGATGTAGGTAGGATACGAATACGAGCCTGTCCTGATTTAGTCCCCTTAGGGAGATAAGTTGTGAAATACTTCTTCAACCTCTCTTCTTGTGACATTCCGTCACCACCACCACGAGATGTGGTGTTCTTTTCGTACTGTGCGAGTACCGCGTCGAGTGCATTTGCCATTTTGTTTTTCTTTTATTCGTTAAAATTTTATCTGTTACTCAAGTAAAATATAACAATGAAAAACAGTAAGTCAAATCACCACAAAAAAAAAAGACCATCTTACGACAGTCTTTTATTCTATATTCCAATATACGATATTTACATTCTTTCTTCGTCTTCAAATGGTTTGTCAAAAGATTTTTTAATATCAGATTCTGAATAATTTTCAACTTCATCACTGGTTAAAACATATTCATTTTTACCTGTTTGTTCAAACTCATCTTGTTTGTCCATAAAAAAATCTGTTAGTTTTTGATTGTATGGGTAACTATCTAAACTTCTCAACTGTAATTTTTCTTCAGGTGACTTTTGTCTGTATTTTTCAATCTTTTGTTCTAAATTATCTATTTTTTGTAGAATACCGTCCATTTGATTGAGTTTGTTTGTTAAGTCGTCTAACCTACTAAACATATTTTCCATATACTCATCTTGTTTGTCTGAGATATCTTTTTGTGTTGTTACCAATTCGGTAATATCTAATTCTTCGGTGCCTTCACCACCTTCATCTGTTAAAGTCTCTTCTCCTTCATCACCAACAACTTCAACATCAGGGTCAGACTCGACATCAACCGGCTCTGGTATCTCATCCGTACCAGTGTCACCTAACCCTTCATCACCAACATCTGTGGTTTCTGTGTCTCCTCCTTCATCAGGTAACGGCGGTAAATCCGCAGTTTCTTCTTGTTCTGTTATGTATTGAGAAATTGACTTATATCTTTCAATTTCATTTAATATTTTTTTTTCTACTGACATATCTTAACCGTTTAAAAGTGTTTTCATCCCTGTTGGTGTTTCTACTCTAAGGGTTTTATTTAAATTCATCGTGTTATCAACTCTTTCAATTAACCCGTCTCTCATTCTAACTGTATAACAATCGCCGGTGTCTAAATCACAAACTTCTTTATAACCGTTACCTCTATCGGTTTCAGTTAATCTTGCATCCTTTTGAAGGTAGTTGTCTAATAAACTTTTAATATCCATAATATTCTTTTTTATATAAATATGTGTGTTTTATGAAATAGTTTTATTGAAACTTATTTATGGCATTTTTAAAAATATTCTCATAAGTAGTATAAAGGTTTAATAAGTCAGTACTATTATTAATTAGCGTATTTATTTCTCCTTTAACTTGGCTTGAGTTCATATTTTGATATCTTTGTTTGTCGAAATTTTTAAACAGTAGTCTCGTCATGGACGCAGCTCTACTATTTTCTGATGTAGGTGCTGATACATTTCTCAAATTATTTAATTCTGTTTGTTGGTTTTTGTATATGTCCACTAACATGTCAAGATATTTTTCGTATGTACTAAACGCCGCTAAACATTTTGCTTTTCCATCGTCTGAAATACATACTTGTGAATCAACATAAGTATTAACTGAGTTTTTGTTTAAATTATTAATATTATCATTACCTAAGTTATTGTTATTCGCGTTAACAGTATTTTCACCTCTTGTTGTTAACCCATATAAATAAATCTTCATATCATCACTTATGTCGTTTTTAGATAAAATATAGTTAGCAATATCACGAGAAGGTACTGAAGTTTTACTTAGTGGTGTAAATTCTTTTAGTGGGTAGTTTGACAATCCTTCACATCTACTTTCGTCCATAGAAGAAACATTTCCACTTGCTGAGGTAGTTCCAGTGGTCGACTCCATCTCTTGTTGATTTCGTAATTTTTTCTTGTAACTATCTAAAATATCTCTGTTTACACTTAATACCAAACTATCAGGTTGTTGTATAGAAAACTTTGACACTCTGATTCCTTCAAAATTTGTAACAAAATCATTCGTAGATATGTTATGTGAAACACTCATAATTAAGTATGGTCCATAAAACATAGGTACTTTTTCTAAGTTAAAATACATTGTAGGTTGTATCATTGCGTTACCCATAGAAGTAATTTGACACGTATAACTTTTACTCTTATAAAACTCATACATTGACTGCGATTGTTGTGCGGCTTTTTGACCTGAGGCTTGTGACCCTAAATCTGCAAGTACTTGGAACGTTGGTCCTATGTTCCTATGTTGATTCATATCTAATGATATGGATTTAAACATACCTTGATTTCTCGTTCCAAACTGTACATTAAATCCGACACATTTATTAGAATCTGAATAGTTAGTTTTATTAATTTGATTTTCAATTAAAGGGTTACCCGCAGGTTCTGTAATATCAAATGAATCACTATTTTTTCTAACATTTTCATTATTTTTCATATCTAAATTAGATGAAGGTTCTCCAACATATATTCCTAACATTCTTGGTCTAGTGTCTCTTGTATCAACTTCCATAAATGTTCCAAACATATCATTCGCAGCATCTTCATTTAATGCCTCACCTTCTTTAACCCTATCATTCCTACCATAGAAATTAGCGTAAACAGGTGTAGGCATAAATACGAAATTATTATCTTCATAAATGTATCCGAGTAAACTATAGACCGTAGCGTCTGAATTTTTAGTTTTTAACCTATTTCTTAGTTTGTCAATATTAATAACTACTTTATCACCAATAGGTCTATTTGCTCTATCTAAAAATAAAAAATCTTCATAAATTGTTCTGGTTGTAAAATCTTGACCTGAAATCCATTTGTCATTCATTGTTTGAAATGTTTTCCATAGGTCTAATTTTGCAACTTCCCCTTTTAATTTAGATTCATTTTCTTGTTCCCCTGTAGTTGTTTTTGTATTCGGTAAATCTTTATTTAATTGTGTGAATACATAATCTAACATGTCAACCTGAAAATCTCTTTGTTGATTAAGGAATGAGTTATATGAATTAAAGAAATCATTAGGTGTTATTGAGGGGTTTTGTTTTTTACTACTCGCATATAGTTTTATTATATTTGATAGTAATTTTACATTACTCTCATTAAACGCAACATCAAGGTCGATAAAAAAGTCAGTTAAGTAAGAACCACTATTTTTATATTTTAAATCATTATCATCGAAATTACCTACAAACATATATAAAGCATTCCACGCTTCGGGATTTAAATTTTTACTCTGAGCTAAGGATACCCCTCCTTGTGTCGGTACTTGTGTTCCCTCTTGATAAACCCCGAAGTTTATTTTGTCTTCGATATTACTAAAATTTAAATCAGTAGAAAATGAATCATAAACTCGTCTATTATATTTACCAGGATTACCTATCTTAAAAATAATATCTCTTTTTAAGAAATAGTTTGAGTGGGAACTAACAAAATTGTTTAATTGTTGCTCACTTATTAACTTTAAATTCTGATTAGAGTTATTTGTTAAGTTTGGTTTATCGACTATAAACAACGTTTTCATAATTTCGTATAATGAAATATCATAATTGTTTAACGATGGTGGTGAACCGAAAGAGTTACTTTGGTTATAATAAATTTGTCGTAGTTTAAATAGGTCGTTTACTGGTATGTCATCTGCCGGTCCTTCATATATATTTTTAGCTGTTGGGGATTTTAGGAAATCTTCGAATGTCTCTTCCCCTCTGTTAACTAAATTTTTATCAATTTCTTGTTTTGGTTTACAGAAGTTTAAAAAGTACGATTCAAATGTGTCTAACATTTCTTTAGTGAAAACGTTAAAAATTTCTTCTATACTGGTATATGATGAACTCGTTGAATTTATTAAATTAAATGATTGTTTATTCTCATTAATCGGATTGATGTACTTTATGTATTGGTTTGGTGTTGGTTTATCTATGTAATTGTTATTGAAATATCCGTAGTTAGATGCCGACCATAAATTTTTAGATGTTCCGTTATATATTGACTGGTTATCAACAATTTCTTGCGTCATTATACCCGCACTGTTAACACACTCATATTTTGCTTGATTAAATTTAAAATTTCCTGATGATGGTACTAATAGTAATTTATCATCTTCAGAATCTGTAATATCAAAATCGTTGTTACCCTTTATTTCAAAATACTGATACCAATTTTCAGAAGATAATATTCTATTAGGGTTTTGAGGGTCGTGTCCTCTGTCTAACTCAAAAAATCCTGAGTCCGCAATTGATATTTTTAAATTATAGTTTTGATTTAGATTTTGTATTTCATCACTACTGTAGTCATTCAAAATATCTTTCCCCGTAAAATATCTATAAATTGTATTGGTTAGTTTCGGGTAGAACCCGCTTTTTAAATCAACAAATTCAACGTTTACTGTTTGTGGTAGATTCATTACCGCTGAATCAACATCTTTCATTTTATATTGAAATAATTCTTGTTGACCTAACTGAGTGTTATATATATTATAAGTTTTACCTAAATTATTAGATACTGGGTCGTATGCATTCTTGTAATCGAAGTCTTCCCATACACCATCTAATATATCAATATTTTCGTTATTAAATTTTTTATATCTATGCCATATAGACCCGTACTTTAAAATCCATAAATAAGGTAATTTATGAATTGCCGAATACTTGTTTAGACCAGCGAAAATATAATCTAAATCTGTTGTTGTATTATTATTAAATGACTTGAACTTTTCTCTTAAAGTACTAAGAGGTAAAGAATTTAAATACAAATAACCTAAAGCGACATATGGATTTAAAATTCCGTCTTTTTCATTTTGTACTCCTTTAATTATTGCATTAGTAAAATAAGGAGTGTTTAATAAGGATGTTGTTTGTATGTTAGTAACGTTATTAATTGTGGTGTCGTACTTTGTTCCGTAATTAATATATGATTCCGTTAGTAGTAACTTTTCATTAGTTCTATTTGCGTAATAGTTTATTACACCTCCGTTTGATGTGATACTTGAACCCGCCTGCGTATTTGTACTTTGTGATACTGATGAGGTATTTTCGTTTGGATTATTTGATACGTTTAGTATCCATTCAAAATATGAAAATACCTTTTTATCGTTATCATTATCTTCAGTACTAAATGTTGCGATAGTTTTCTTTGTGTCTAAGAAAGAATGAACTCTTTTGGTTGAGTTAGCCTCTCTTACACTATTTACCGTAATACCATTAGATAAATTATTTTTTATCCACTCTATGTCATTAAACGGGAATTTGTCCAAAAACCCTACTTCATCTGAATTATTACTTTTAAGGAATTTTTTTAATTTGTCTATACTTTCTGTTGATGCATCAACACTTACGGTGTCTTCAGAAATATAACTATCGTTGTAAATACCGTAATCTTTTTCTATTAAATTTTTTATGTAATCTTTAACAAAAAAATCTCTGTTAAAGATTTGCCAACTACTGTTGTATGACATCGATTTTAGATATCTTAATAAATTTTCGTAGTTAAATTTAAAGTTCTTTAGTTCTTCTGTTAACTCAAAAGAATTTCCTAACGATTGTATTATATTAAGTTTTTCAAAGTCTCCAAATACGCTATATAAACTATTACTATACCCTTCTTTTTTATATAAATTAGAGTAATTGGACACTAATAGACTTCTTTCAAAAATTTCGTAGAAGTACTTAATTTTTTCTTTTGACTGATAAGGTTTGTTTTGAAATGGAAATTCAATCGCATTTAATGATAGATATGGATTTTGATTTACATCATTAGGGTACCTTGTGTCTGTCTCTTGTTCTTCTATTTCAAGTGACGCTCTAATATATTCTTCAACAAATTCAACTTCAGGCCAAGCATTGTATTGATACGCTTGCGTTCTATTAATACATGAACTATCTCCCGGATACTTATCTTCAAATACTGTATTACCATCTTCATCTTGTGTCTCCTCGAAATACTGAGGCCATGGGTAAACAACATCAGTGTTTGATGTTTTTCCATTTATACTTTCGTTTGAATTATTTTTACCTTCGACCCCTAAACTTTTATTTAAAATTGCTGACATTCTAATTGGATTTTCTCTTTGACTCCACGAACTATCGTGTACGTTATCCATGAGTCTAAAGAAAGCATCCGTATTAGCACATATTACAGCCATCACATTTTTTATCGTAGGGTTAAAACCTAACCCCGATGGTTGTTTTATTTTTTCAGCTAAAGCTTCAGATAATTTATCTTCTATAATTTTTTTTGTTTTTTGAAAGTCTTTTTCTAATATTTGTAACTTATTTAAAAACGACTTGTTTGCTAATGTTGCAGTTCCTGTTACGTTTCCAAATTTAAAATATATGTTGTTTTCTTTCCCTTCTACTTGATTTGTTTTCGCATCAATTACTAAATTATCTAAAGATAATCTTTTGGTTAGTGAGTTGGCGAAATCCAACTTTTCAACTTCGTCGGGTGGAGTGTTGTTAATTTTTGTGTAAGTTGTTTCAATATCTATCTGACTAACATCATTAACAACGACTTTAAAGTCATCGACAGATATTGAAAACGAAAGTGCCGTATCAATTTTTTCATTATTGATTATGCACTCACCCTCTAAACCAAATGTTGCGTTATTATTAATTCTATTATTATAATCATTTATTATCGCATTTAGTTTATTAATTGAATTTCTTTTATCTTCCAAAGAAAGTGGTTTAAATCCATATAGTATTGGTTCTGTTTTCGATTTTGGTATTAAAACGTTTTTTTCATCTATATATTGATTGAACCAATTGTTTTCTATATTTCTAAAAATCGCATCTCTATATTCATTTATTAAATTAGAAAATTCTGAAATATCGTTCAGTACGGACATATCTTCCTGTCCGTAACTTTCCATTACGTAATTTTCGAATCTATCTAATTTTTTTTCTAAAATAGGTAATGTTAAAGGTTTTGTTTGTTGGTCAGGGAAATCATCACCTATAAGTCCTTTTTCTCTATATTCAGAATAAACTTGTTTTAGTAATTCAAGTCCTTTTGTTGTTTGTGCCGATGATATTTCTTGTGTCTGAATGTTATTCGATGGTGCGGTACTATTAATTACACTACCTTGTTCAAAACTTTTTTGATACATGTGTGGTAAGGTATACAAGTTGTGTATGGAAATATCTGATAAAATTGCATACGTTCTAGAAATATAATTTGTGGTTATTTTATAGTTTCCATCCGTAGCATCAAATCTTGCGTTAAAATCTTTTAACATAAGTTCATATCTAACCGCCTTTCCAAAATAACCTTTTATTGTTAAAACAAATAACGGATATGGTAATTGCATAAATGCACTATACGGTGAATTTTCTCCCTGTTCAAATAAAGTTCTTCCTTGTACATCAACCATTTCTATGGTGACTTGTGGTGCAAATGCAGTATTAATTTTTATATTTACATTTGTAATACCTAATAGTTGAGTATCTTCGGGATTTTCTATTTTTCTTATTACCTTTTTTTGGTCGCCAACCATTACAGACTCTAATTTTGTCTGATTTAATCCACTACCTCTTAAAGCATCTAAACCTGTTAACTCATCAGTCCATGATGTGTCATACTCATCTTTACCTTCAGGAAAAACAAAGTTGACCTTTCTTTGGTCATTATTACTCATTGTACCAATCCTTAGATTTTGTACAGTGTCGTCAAAATTATCTCCAACAACTAACTTTGTTCTCGGTAATACTTTAGCTTCTAAATTAACGTACTTAACAAGTTCCTCATGATTTACTAATCGTTCTTGAACTTTACCTTCTCTATCAACAACTTTGTTAGGGTCAACTATAACAATGTTTTGATAATCAGTTTCTACGTGTATCTTTTGATTATTAAAAAATTGATTATCTGCCATAATAGAAGAAATGTCTGTCTAACGCGTTTTTATAATCTTGTAAAGAATCCACTAATGGATATGGTATGAATAACACAGAACCATCATCTATATTACTTTCTAAACCTCCATACTGTGGATTTGCAGCTAAGATTAACCATCCAAAATAAGGACTATCATAGAACTGATAACTAATCTTATCTAAACGACTTCTGTCTTGTTTGTAAACAAATTTTTTGTCTGTTGATTTGCTTTCAATTTTTACAAATGGCACAACAGTTTGTTTTCCGTTTAATAAAAAATCAGTATATCTATTATAGTATCTCATTAGTTAAAACTATATTTAAGATTAAATTTATCAAGAGCACCTCCATTTTGTCCTGTATATGTTGTGTTAAAGTACTCATTTTTGGTTGGGTCGACGTTACCTTGTATGTCTTGTGTATAGGTAAATATTCTTTCTTTGTCTAAGTTAAATGGTTGATAAAGTGTAAATGTTTGAACTTGTTGTGAGTTTTTAAACTTAGCAAAGTTAACTCTTGTTTTTGTTCTTAGTTTTTTATACTCATCTACTAAACCAGGTTGTCCTTGTAATATGGGTTGATTAAAACCTTCTGACCCTAATATTAATGGTAAATTATTTGGTATTTCAGGTACTCCGTATAACTTTTTATTTACGTAATTAACCCATTCAGTTTTTTCACTAAGACCGTTTTTAAGTAATTGTTCTTTTAATTTTTCAGGGTCTTCAAGTACTGTTTTGTATGAAATAGTACAAAATCTAGTTTGGGCTTCGGTATCAAAATTACCCGTAAGATACCCTGAGTACAAGTTATTATTAGTTATTAGACCTGCTGAACTAAATATTTTATTATATAATAGTTGTAAATCATTACCTATAAGTACCATATCTGTTGACATTTCTTCTAACGTGTCAGAAACTAAAGAACCTGGTGTGACTTTATTAGTCGGAGTTAATTCTAATAAGGTGTTCCCTCCCTTTTCATTTCTATATCCATCAGTTTCCGTTAGTACTAAATTAATCTTATCTATTGTTCTAACCATTTCCAACTGATTTTTATCTAAATCACCAATTTTACTACTAAGTGATGATTCAAAATCAGACCTTGTACTTTCTATGTATTCAGTTAAATTCTTTTTAAATATAGATATTTCTGAATTTTTAAAATCAAAATTATTTATATTTTTTAAAAATGGATTTTCACCATTTGTAACATCAGTTGTTAAATTTAAATACAAATCTTCAACATCATCTTGTATTGAAGGTTTACCAAAAATGTTTATTAAAAATGGATTATTCCCATCTAAATTACCTACAATATTACCTTTAATATAATTTCTTTTCTTAGTAAAGTATGTTAGTCCTATTTCAGAATTATCTTCAGAAATTGTGTCTAATGTGTTTATAACATTTTGAGCGTATGACTTTGTTTTATTAACCATATCAACCATAATAGTTTTGTACTTAGTCTCTCCCGTTAAGTTTTGTCCTGTATATTCGGTCGTGGAAATTTCACCTATTGTATCTCCCGCCTCTTCGGGTCTTTGGACTTGTCCATCTTCAACTCTGAATTGTTGTATGTCTTCGATAACTTTCATAATGTCATTATCAATTTCAGTCCTATCCTCTGTCGGAACCGCTCTGTCATCATACATTTCAGTATTACCAAAATAATTAAAAGAAATCGCATTTTGTAATCTCGAAACAGGTGCTTTTAGTCCCTGTCCTCCAATAAAATAAAACGACATATTAACGTCAGCAATCATTGGTTGTATACCTATACCTTCAGGGTTTAAATCAAACTGTAAAGGTTCGTAGTTAATTGATATTTGTTGTATTGCAATTTTAGTGTGATAAAAATCTCCAATCCTTAATATACATATTGGTGGTGCGCCAAATGCAGTGTTTTGTACTCCACCCTCTTTTGGTTTACCGTCTTCACCTATTACAGGTATGGTATCACCAGGTCTTAAGCATTGTTGTAAAAAAGTTAATCTTGAGTTTAACCCTTCAGGTGTTGTCGAGTGGAATGCCGGTTGAAAGAATTTTATCTTACTTTTAATTCCTTCGTACACTATCGGGTCGGTTTCTTTCATAACGTCAAAATAAGAACATTCAGAAAGTAATTTTCTTAATATTCTTTTTGCAATATCAGTTCTCTGTTCAATAACATTATTAGTTGTAGTATTTGCGGTGTATTCATATCTTGTTATTTCTTCAAAATACTTTTCCTCTTCAAATGTTGGTTGTTCTTTCTTTGGGTCCGGTGGCGGTTCCTTTTCTTGTACTTTTATTCTTACTCTTCTACAAGCCATCGCAGTTGTGGAGTAAATTTCTTCATCTCTTGTCGCAAAATCTTTAGTACATTCGTATGGACCTCCTCCATCAGGTGTATAAACTTTGGCATTTTCACCTTGCGGATTATATGATATCGTTAGTCTGTCTGCATATTTTTCTTTGTCTAATAATGTGAAAAAATATTCTTTTACTGAATTTAATCTTCTTTCTGATAATGTTTTATTATAACTCTCTGATGCCGGTGCAGAAGCTGAACCAAACATTTCTATATTAACAGTCGCATTATTATCTAAAGCGGTTTTAATTTTTTCAACTAATTTAGTTGTATTATTTTCTATCGTATTTATATAATTTTCAAAGAAATTACTTACAGCATCCTTTTCGTCTTCAGTGGGATTTCTATCTAAGTAATCACCTAATCTTCCCTTATAGTCTGATAAATCACTAAGGTAATCTTTTTCCGGGTTTGGATTAGACGCGTTAGATGGTTTTGGTATGTCGTGGTCAAAATAGAAAAAATAACTATAATCTTTTGTTTCTATTTGTTTTTGGTATGGTTCGATTACGGGGTCTACTCTTTTTACTCGAACTTTTTCGATTTGGTCAGTGTATTCCCTCATACCTTCTTCAGTATTAATTTCCTGTAGAATTTCATATATGTCATCAGGAGAAAACTGAGGATATCTTTTTGCCATTTCATACATATCGTATGTTTTACATCCGGCAAAAAATGAATCAACTATATCATTAACCTCTTTTAAGTTACTTATATTTTCAAGTTCTTTGTTAACTATAAGGTTTAATATAGATGGGTGGTCAACAACTATTTTCCAACTTAAACTACCCTGTCTTGTTGTATTGTTATATGTATATATAGGTTCTGGTCGACCTAAGAAATCATTGGTTGTCCAATTTGCAGTGTTATTTTCAGAAACTTTCATGTCGTATGGTGGAAACCACATTATACGACCTCCGTTTGGTCCTCTTTCACAAACGGGTAAGTCTTGGTATGTATATCCTTTTTTACTTGATGTTCTCCACGCCAAATTTTCAATAGAGAACATATATTTTTTTACTTGACCATCACTAATGTTAGTTGACTCTTGTCCTTTTGTTGGTGATATATTTAAATTAAATGTATTGTTAAAAACTGAGTTTTCGAACTTTCTATTGTGGTTAACCGCCCCTTCTGTTTTTTGTAATCTAAAGTTTTGACTATAAGGCATATCCTTACTAAAAACTCTACAATACTCTGTACCCGCATAAGTTCCGTTATCTTTTCTAACATACTTATACACCATAGAACCTTTAGTCATTTCTCTAGTTCCGTCATTAAACACTTTTGATATTTGATTTATCGCGTTACCTACGTGTTTAGTCTTTTTTGACATAGGTAATGTTTCCGCAGCCTCTATCAATCTTTGTGTGTTATCTAATATAGAACCTTTAGTTAGTGTGTAGTCAGTAGATTTTGGTGTGGATGAATACCCTTCTTCAATATTGACATTTGACTTAAATCCAGATAATGATTCTAATAATGTTCCAACTCCTTCTGTTGTATCTACATCTCCCGAAGCCGCACCACCTCTTTTGGGTGCTTTACCGGCAATACTTGAGTTACCGTCCAACCAAACAAATCCTCCTTGCAATCTTTTTGAGTCGTAACTACTATTTGTTTTTTGTAATTTTCCTGTAAATAGAGTGTCTCCGTTTAAACCAAATTTAAAGTTGTTAGACGCTTCTTTGTTTTCATAATTTTCTCCAATAATATCATAACCTGAAACAGGTGCTTGAACTTTGTTTCCTTGACTGTCAATAGGTAGCTGCTCCGATGGACTAACCATATCTTGTACTGTTAGTACACTAGTGCCTAAATAGTATCCCCCTACAGGTGCCTTTTCTTTTACGTTTTGGTAATCAGGTCTAAATTTATTATATGATAAACTACTGAATAGTCTTTTAAATTGTCCTTTACCTGTATTCGCTAATAATATATCTGAAGACCTTTTTCTATCGTTTTTCTTTAGTGACCCCCTATCGCTAAACTCACCATCATTAGACGCTTGTTCTGTTGAGGTCTGTAATTCAACGGGTTGAAAGTAATCTCCGTTTATCCATGAGTAGGGGGTGTAAGCACCTGTTAATCTACTAAGAAAATCTAATGATTTACCCAAACCACTTTCGGGTACAGAAATATTATAATTAGGTTCGATAAGACTTTGGTTACCTGTTAAAACTGAAACTACGTCAAATATATCGTTTATATTGACTCTACCTATCGTTTCTTGTCTTATTTCTTCAGCTATACGATATTGAAACTCAGTTTTTAACTGAGTTGCCGCAATTTGAGCTAAGTCAGAGTCTTGACTTATCGGTCCGTTATTACCTACAGGTAGTAATTCTGTAATTAAGTTATATGGATTATAAACAGAACTAATAAAGGTATAATAGTTACCTCTATTTTCTATTATATTTTGTATATCATTTATATCTATGAGTTTGGTGTAACCTTCCTCAGGTAAATATTTGTTTTTTAACTCAGCTCTAGTTTGTGATTCTTCAGTACTTATCGAAGGTTCTGAACTATAGTAATCAAATTCACCATAGTTTGTTTCTGTACCTTTGTCTATGTTAACGTCTTTAAAATCACCAAACCCCGTAACATTATCCGGTCCATATTTATTTTTAGTATATAATTTTATTTCCTCTGAATTACCTATATCTTCAACATTACCAGGGTCTATGATAGACGTTTCTTTTATGGAAAGTTCTTCAGGTTTAAACTCACCACTATATGGAGGTAAATTTCTAACCAATAAACTATTTCTAAAGTTTTTAGTTGCATTAAATGATAAAGGACTTTCCATTTTTTATCTTTTTAAATAAATAGATTAAATACTAATTTTTTATCCATATAAGGTACCTTTACCCGAAGCAATTTCTTCAACTCTTGCTTTAAATGCAGGATTTTTCATTAGTTGTACGACATCTATTTTTTCAAAGTCAGTACCGTTAAGTCTTAAATCTATAGAACCACTAACATTTATTTCTTTAGGGGTTTGTTCCGTGTTGTTATTAACTACACGATTATTTTCTATATTTTTATTAACTTCATAACTTTCTTCTATATTTGCGGTTGCTGTAGAGTCCATAGTGTCAGGTCTATTTGTAGTTAAAGTATCCATAGATGGGGTTGTTCCATCTGTTTCACCCATATAACTTTGGTCTCTTTGGTCTGTTTTTTGTTCCGTTCTTTGTTCTAAATGTATATCTTTTCCGCTGATGAATTGTTCTATCCCCGTATTAATTCCTGATAAAGATGACTTAAATGAATTAATATCTAATCCTATAACATCCCCGACAAAATCACCCAATACTCTACCAACTAAAGCCAAAGGGTTATCTTTGCCTTTAAAAATGTTATCAGTTTGTTGTAGAGAATTTTTTACATCTAAGGGTATATCGCTAAATTGTTTTTGTAATTCTTGTGTTAGTGTTCTAATATTATTACTTAAAGCCATATTAGCTTCTGGACTTTGAAATCCTTCTTCTATTGCCTTACTAAGGGCTTGTCCCACATTTGATAGTCTACCTTCACCCATACCCTCTCTAAGTCCTTCTGAACCTGCAACTGTTGCGGATTTAAATACTTCTGTTATATCACCAATAGCCGGTGTTTCTGTGGACATTAAAGCCGAAACACTTTGTATCTGATAGTCGAGACCTTCTCTCGCCTTTAAGACGGACAACTGTTCTTTATTAATATCTCTAATTTCTTTAGAAACGTCTAATTCTGATTTAGCGTTTTCTTTTTGTAAATCTTCTAATTTTGCAATTTGTTCAGGTGTTAAATCCTCAGCATCAACTAATTCTTGCATACCAGGTATTTGAACTTTTAAGTCCACCCCACCTCTACCGTCTTTTACTATTTGACCAAAATTAGATATTAGTTCTTTTTGTTCGTCCGAAAAACTTCCAACAGAATTTTCAAGTATTCTTAATTTCTCAGTTCTTTGTTTTGCCTTCATGGCTTCATCAGCAATTTCTTCATATGACTTACCGGTCATCTGAGCCATTTCCCTCAAACGATACATTTCAGTCACCGCAATGTCGAACTCACCTGTTTCTTCATTAAATGATACCGCACTTTCAGACGCTTTCAATAACTCATCTTGAAGTCCTGCGACGTCATTTTGAGCCATGTGTAATAATTTAAATGGGTCACCCAAAGCTCCCACCGCACCTCCAACCATTTGAAATCCTGCGGCCATTTCAATCGCCTTTGCGGGGTCCATCAATCCTTCTGCTAATTTAAACGTAGAACCAACATCAATCCTTAAAGCCTGTGCTTTGGCAATCATTCTTGTAAACCCTTCTATACCATCTCTAAAATTATAGGTACTTATTCTCTTAATATTTTCACTTATTTTACCCATAAATTGTGAGACATTAATACCGTATGCACGAGCCTGTTTAGACATCACATGAATATTTTCAATTGCTTGGTCTGTACCCACCCCTATATCTGAAAAACCCCTAACAAGTGTCGCCATATCTTTTGATGCAACTCCCATACTTCTTCCTAACAATTGCATATTTGTTACTTGTTCTCCAGTTAAAAGTGTGACCATTTGCATTTCACTAGACATTTCAGAAATTAGTCGTAGATTGTCGTCAGCGGTAATACCAAATAAAGATGTTTCAAAAGTTGCGTTGGCTATTGTTTTTTCAATCCCTTCCGCCACTACTTTTGTTTGACCCATAGTTTCCCTAACCATAGTTGTAGTCAGTTCTTCCAGTGCTAATTTGGTTTTAAGAACCGTATCTGGCGCCATCGAATCTTTTAACTGTTTGCCCAAACTTTTTAAACCAAGTTTCGCTAAGTCAATTTGATTAGCAAGGGATACCATGTCTTGAGTCTGTTTTTCGGTAGAATTATCACTACCGAAACCCCAACTACTTTTTTTAGGTTTTTCTTCGTCTTGTAAAAACATGTAAAAATATTATAACTATAAATAGTTATTTTCTATTTTTTGCATTTTCATAGTACTCAGCCTTTTTTTGAAACTCCTCACTTAATTTATTAATAAAATATTTTCTTTCATAAGTGGGCATCTTCATTAAATCTGAATATGACATATTCAGATTTTTACAAAGATGATAAATCTCATCAAGCAGTATTATCCGGTAATTAGAAGAAAGGGCGAAAAAACTCCGCCCCGAAAGTGACTCTTACATTCACTTTTTCTCCTGACGGGGCGGTTACAACACGATTTAAATTTAATCGTGGTTCACAATCTTTAATTGTGTTTCTAATATGTTTAGAGTCCATAATTGGTAATGTATTGACGAATTGAGCAATGGTCTCTCTGTTATTATCTCCGTCAACCGAAACTATATGTTTTTCAAGTCTTTTTGTTACGACAGGTGCAACAACTCCTTCAGGGTATTTATCAACAATTTTACTGATTTCATCAATATCACCAATACTTAGTAATTTACATTCAACCTTTCTATTTGTTTTTGGTAAAGTAAATTCAAATAAACCATTTTCATTTGGTTCCATTTTAGGTTCAATAATGTCAAGTTCGTCTAACATTACTGATTTTTTAAATTCCTTTCTTGTTTTTGGGTCAGTTAAAGTAAACCCATATTCAGCACCAAATGAAGTGTTTCTTAAAAAGATTAGAATTGCTTCCATATCCCCTTCAAGTAAATCATTAACATTAAAATCTGGTTCATAAATTTTATTTCTTAACAATAAAGAAATAAGATTTTGACTGTCAGTATTAGATACCAATACATTTTCATCTTCTGCGGTTAAATAACCAATTTTAAAAGATTCTTTTTTATTTTTGTAAAATTTACCTTTAGATGGTAATCTGACCACATCATGGGGTAAATTAAAATCCTGTTGGCCGTATTTTGCTGTATCTTCCATTTTTTAAGTATAAAAAAAAACCATAGGGAATAAACCCTATGGTTAAATATATTACTTAATGATTTTTTATCAATAGTATTAGTAAACCAAAATACATCTATCAGGACGTAATGTTGCCGTAATTGTAGCTAACGCATCATCACTATATCCCAAACTATCGAAGTTAACATCAGTTAAGAATGTACCTTGTAATATCCACTTTTCAACAGCAACTCCTGTTGGGTCCAACATTTCAAGGTCAAGGTCTTTCTTATAACCCGCAGCATAACCCATACGACCCGTTACAGACTCTGAGGTTAAACGAACCCACTCCATAAGGGCTTGTGACGCTGAAGGACCGATAGGGTCTCTAAACGTAACGTTAATCTGATTCCACGGAAAATTATCTGCAACATATGTAGAGGTGTTTAAGAATGGAATCTCAACAGGGTTAATTGCTACGTTTGGTCTTGAAGTTGACTCTACGTACCAAGAGTTTATACCTAATGAAGAAGGGAAAC